CAGTTAATGCGCCATCTGCTGTGATTGTGAAGAAATCAAGCTTTGGGCCTTGTGGCTGAACCGTTACTGCTGATGTTACAGCGTTTACGCCAGTGTTTGTGTAGTCTGGTGCATCTATCCACATTACTTGTTTTAGATCACCATTAACTCTTGTAAATTGTGCCATTTTAAAATCTCCTAATGTTGTGAACCATATAGGCTCATACTATTATTTATGCCAATGGTGAAAAAACGTTGGTTTGGCTAGCGTCTACCAGCTAAATTCTGTGCTGAAAAGCCCATACGGTCTACGAATTTTAAGCCCTGACAGACGAATCCTTCTTGACTCTGCTTACCACTTTGTAGATAGCCCTTGACAGGACCTTGCTCTGCGGCTGCTGCTAACTGCTCTACTACACTTTGTTTGAGTGCATATACTGCGGCCCATATAGTAAACAATCCCGCTATACCTGCTTTGTTAGCATTTAAATGATCAGACAATTTCTGTTTCATTGAAGGAGTCATAGGTCTAGACTCAAAGTAGTCCATGAACTTCTCGCTCATGTTACTGACATCACCTGCAACGATCTGCTTATTGATGAAGGTAGTAAACAATTGATTGAATGTATTTCTTGCTTGAGGTGCAGTCGTCAATAATTTTTCTGCTGCTGCTCCGTTCTTACTGATAGCAGACTTAACATTATTTACCAATGTCTTGTCTAATACTACTTTAGGGGTAGTAGGCATTGCGCTAGGAACTACGGCAACATCACTATCATTCTTTAATTGTCCTATAGTGCCGTTCAATGGTTTAGCATCGTCAGTAGTGGCTGCGTCAGGACTTAGATATTGGTGTACTGCTATACCTGCTTTCTTACCTGTGAGTAACTTACCTATCTCGCTATCGACATCAACAGTATAGGCTATACCGTTAGGATTCGCCCTGAATTTATACAAGCCTTTTTCATCTTTGAGCGGACTACCGAAAAGCAAGTCGCCCCAGTAGTAACCTTGTGTTCCCTCGCTTGCTTTTTGCAATCCCGACCATATATTTGTAATGATCCCATTAAGTGCAGCACGGTCAACCCCCCTCGCTTTATCATAATTTATAAAATCTTCCGGACTATAAATCTTTCGACCAGTACCATCAGACTTATTGAACATATGTTTATCCATGATGCTAAACTTACCATCTGGACCATGACCAAATATTAATGCAGGATAACCGTCCCATTTAATAGTTACAGCTTTTGGATTTTGAGAACAATTAATTATAGCATCAACAGCACGACTAGCGCCAGCAGTACCATCAAGAACTATCAAGTCTTCAGGATGGTCTAGATGACCTTTTGCCTCTTGCAATCTAGTTGCATCAGCCTGTAGCCTTCTCAGTGATTCTCTCACATATTGAAAGAATTCTGCTTCGTTGTTGAATTGCATATTATACAGGGGCTTTTTTATCTTGTGTCTTGCCCATGTCACTTTGTGCAAATGCGATCATAGCGATATTCTGTAAGTCTTTTTGTATACCGCCTGATTTATAACTCTTGCCTATGTTATCAAGTATTTTTTGTATCTGCGGCATTGCTGCGTTTAAATTGATACCCTTCAAGAAATTACCCATGAATGTATCCTTGAACCACTTACCAAGACTTGGCTTACCTGATCCTGCAGGTGCTGCTGCTGGCGCCGCTGCAGGGGCAGCGGCTGCTGCCGGAGCCGCAGTAGGATTTGCTCCTGGTGGGACTTGTAGATTATCAGGACCTTGTGGTGCCGCGGCTGGTTTCTTACCGAAGAATCCTTTGACTTTATCCATTATGCCTTCATTAGTGCTGTTTTCTAGGATCATCTTAAACTTCGTAATTACTATGCTAGGATGATGCCCTGATTCAAGCACTTTCTGTCTAAACTTTTCTTCTGTGATCAACTTGACAAGAAGTTCAAACATTCTCTCTTCTTGTATAGACTTCATCTTCACACCCTTAGCATGTTGACCCATGAATTGTCTGTGTAAGTCTTTTACATCATAACCAGCATTGTTTGCTTTGAGAATCTTGTCACCCACTCTTAGTAGATAATCTTTATTCAAACTTACTTTTGGAAGATCGGCTGCTATCTCTTTAGCCATCTTGCTCTCAGGAGGAAGTGGCTTAGTTCCTGCAGGCTGTAACTGTCTCATAGCACTTACGATCTTATCGACATTTTGATCGATCTCAGGCTTAGCAACCCCTTGCTTTTGACCTGTGGCAACTGCTTGATTACCAGGGCTTTGACCCTTCTTTGCTGAAGCCGCCGCCGCTGCTGCTGTACCGGGTGCGGGCTGTGCGCCACCTGCTGCGGGCTGTGCGCCACCTGCTGCGGGCTGTGCGCCACCTGCTGCGGGTTGTGCTGCTCCGGCTTGACCACCGGTCTGTCCAGTTGCTCCTGGTTGTGCTGCCCCACCTGCCGGGGGTTGTGCGCCACCGGCTGCAGGATCTGCGGGTGCTGCTGCATCACCGACAGCATTTAAATCTACTATACCCTGTTCGACAGCGGTCTTGATGCTGTTAAGGCCTCTAGTGACAAACTTCTTAACGAATATGTCTTGTGTCAATTGGTCTTCACGACTTAATCCTGATTTCTTAGCACCAGAAATGGCACCAGGAACTCCTGCTGTATCAGGAGCATCGCCCTTGAATTCGTTCCCGCGGCCTAGTAAGTTTTGAAACATATTCAGTTCATCAATTCTCATGGTTTTTCCTCAGTGTTCTGGAAAAACGGCGAGCATCTTTTGACTTGATAGCCCCGAGTAGTTTTCTTTCTAGTAATTCTGCTTTTTCAGCATTGTAATTACGGTTAATAAGTTCTATAAGGTTGATAGCACTGGTAATAACATTATGGGCTCTGCTCTCAATGACATGCCCCAAGTCACGATTATTACCAATAGCTTCTAGTTCCTCTAAGAGGGTTTTTGTACGCTTTTCCATATAGATATTTATCTAGAAATGGATCTTTTATTTCTTTAATACAGCCAGCAAACTCTTCAATTTCGTGCTTTGAACATCGACTACAACATGCTTAGTTTCCGGCTCAATCTCACCCGTGATAGGGTCAACTTTGTCTGATGCAGGACCTATCTGACTAGTGGCCTTGACCTGATTCAACAATTGAGTTCCTGTGGGTTGGGGCTTATAATTTGTATCTTCACCCTCATCTGTGATACGCAATGTATCTACATCGAATTTAAGTTCGATCTTTTGCCCAACGCCCGAACTACTGCGTGTTTTCATCATTTGAATCTGATAAAGTCCACGCTCACGCATACTCCTGCTAGTAAAGATACCAAAAACATTGTCCGCAGTATTAATCTTACTAATACCACCTGAGATATGACTGTGATCAAATTCAATCTCTTCAACGGCTGATCTATTAAGTTGACTTGCTGTGACAAATAAGACATTTAATTCCTTTGCTAGATTACGCAATTCTTCACTTACATATTTGTCCTTGACGAATAAATCGCTAGGGCTGACTTTAGCACTTACTGGCATGATTAAGTCAAGATAATCTATACACAAGAAATCTACTTTCATACCTGTCTGTATCTGTAGTTCTTTGACATATGCTCTGATATCGTTGACATTGCTCTGTGCCGGCATATATTTGATACGCAATTGACCTGCTTTCTTAGCGACCATTTTGACTTTCATCTCAACATTATCGATATCTTTGAAAATCTCACGGCTGCTTGTGTCAGTCATCATGCTATCAATACGCATACTACACAGACCTTCACTCAACTCAAGCGTTACATATACACCGCTAAGTCCTGCTTGTACCCAGTTAACTGCTAGATTCTGCATGATCAAACTCTTACCACTACCTGAGCCGCCTGCAAAAATTTGCAGTTCGCCGCGATTGAAACCACCATACAACTTTTGATCAAGTGTAGGCCAACCTGTGCTGTTCTGACCATTATTACTTTTCAATGCCATAAGTCTTGCTCGTGGATCAGCAAAGTAATCTGTACCCATGTCTTTCTGTAGAGAAATCTGAACAGCATCTTTTATCAGTTTTTCTACAGGTCCATATTCGCCCTTCTCAAGTAAGTCAGCACTCTTAAGAATAGCCCTCTCAAGTTCTTGTCGTTTAGTGAATGATTCGAATTCTTCTAAGAACCAGTCATAATGTCCTTCGTCTAGTTCTGGAATAGCTTCAATACTAATCTCAGTAGTAGCCTTGATCTGTATTGGATCAGGCATGACATTATATTTCTTAGTATGTTCCATGATGAATTCTGCTACTGGTCGCAATCTGCGATCAAAGTTAGCACTGTTCATTATATTCATGACGCGGGTATACAACTCCGCGTTTGTTACCATCATCTGTAAAAATAGTTTCTGTACATCAATGTTGTAGTCGTTTATCAAGTTGTTTCCTCTTTATTTCGGTCTTAATCTTGCTGTTCGTTGCCGACTGCAAGATACTTAGTAGTGTAGGTAGTTTGCCGTATTTTATCACAGCATCGTTCACATCTTTTATGTCATCGTCCCAATCAGGCATGCTGACATAGAATCCTAAATCTAATGCACGATTGATCACATCCATACCTGACTTATCTTGATCGGGTACTACAATAATCTTTCTGTTTAGATTTCTCAATATTTCTGCTTGTTTATCATTAATAGCATTAGTAGTCAATGCGCAACCGTTGATACTCAGTGCATCGAATATACCTTCAGTTACGATACATACTTGCCATTCTGGTTTCTGTAAGTCTACACCAAATAGATATCCGCTTTGTTGTTCGCTTATAAATTTAGGTTTGCGATCATCTAAGTACCTACTAGTGTGCCCTACTATCTTACCTTCATATGTGAAAGGTATTATCACACGGTTCGCTTGCCTGCCTATTTCATCAGGTGTACACATGAATGGATAATGTATGTTGACTTTTCTTTTGTGTAGGTAATCAATGAATACTTCATGCCTAGTATCATTGAAATCAAGCAATTCTGCTTCCGGCAATGGCATCTCTTTGAACTTAACTTTTTTCTTTTCTTTCTTTAACTTAGTGAAGTCAAGCAAGTCTTTATGTTGTAGGCTTTCAAAACTATATCTGTCTATCTGCTCTTTATCCAAGCCTAGATAATTCAATAGTTGTCTTGTGTTTCTTGTGATAGATTTGCCTAATGTGAAACCAGATTTGAATCCACAATTGAAACAATGGTAACTCCAGTTGTCTGCGTCAGAGAACTTTATTCCTCCGCGACCACGACGGTCAGGCGTATGCCCGCGATAATGGCAACATACAGCATTGAAACTGTGCCAACCGCTTTGCGTTAATTTCTTTTTGCCTGTGATTAATTGGAGTATATCAAACACATAGTAATTATATCACCACGGTGTGTAAAAACAAAGTATATAGGTAACTTATCTTGCCAAAATGTTTGATACTACGCCCGTATTGCTTGTGAAACACATTCTTATGAATGGATGAAAACCATGCACTGTAAAGCCTACTGTTTCTGTAGTCTCAAGATATTCGCTTGTAGTTATGGGATACCAATCTGTCAAAGAACTACTGAAAGTACCTTCTATCAAAACTTCTCCATTGTATTCATATAGATGTGCCTGTATGGTTAGTACTGGATTATCATTAGTATTGATGACTGAACTATAGTAAGTGTTGGCATTTGGTAAGGTATTATCTATGCTGTTATTAATATCAAGATTTGGAAAAGGCTGTCCAGTAGGAATCGTGACAACCTCGCTTGGTACAAAACTTGGAAGTACACTATTAACAACATTTATCTGACCTCTTGCGCCTGCTGCAGGGTCAACAAACACAGGATAGTCAAATTGTCCTTCAGGAATCTCTAAACTATAATGACACATCTGCGCAGGTATGTCTTCTATTTCTGCTGCATTGAGTTGCAGATAACATATACCAGTCACTGGTAACTGCAATGTCAGTGCTTTCTTGATCAATACCTCTGTACCATCATAATTTATGATACGACAAGTTATCTCTTTGCCTGTGATATCGACTGGTTTTTGTTCCTGATTCAAGAATTGGAACTGTAATCTATTATCTACACCTTTGTGTAGCGTCATTGTTTTAGCATATACTGGCATAAAGGCCCTCGGACTGTTTCCTGATAGTAGGACGACAATCTGACGTTGTGTGTAATAAAATACTGCTGTACTATATCCTACATTTGTAACTGTCACAGATTATCGCTCCTCATTGTATTTAGTTCGATAAAATTAAAATATTTTATTGGTAACCCAATTATAAATAAACGCAATGACTATTGCTAAAGACTTCTTTGAAAAACTAACAGAAAATCACCCATTCATCACGGTTGTGTCATTTGCCAGCCAAGATTATGTAGGAATAGTACAAAATCGTGACGATCAATGCACTTCTATATATGATTACGGCGCTATAGTAGATGCAAAGATAAAGCAATTATTCTTGGATTTAGGTGAGATTTGGTGGTGGGAAAGCAATCGCCAGATACCTATAAACATATTTTTGAAGGAAGAATGGAACCCCTTCAAACCATATCTACGCACATTTAACAACAAAAATCTCGTTGTATTACACGGCCCTATAGTGAGCCTAAACGAATTAAACAAGCGCCGCAGCAAGAGGCGCAGCATCACATTAGTTAAAAGAATGCCTTAATTTCTTCTTGCGTCTTTTCGTAGCCAATTCTAGACTAAGTTTCCCTACCCTATCATCATAGCAGATACCGTCTAAGTGATCACGCTCATGCTGGAATACCCTAGCAATGATGCCCGAAAACTCAGTAACGATCTCAGCACCCACAGCATTATAGTATCTGACTTTGATTGTCTCATTTCTTTTGACATTCAACCATAGATCGGGGAAACTCAAGCACCCTTCTTTGTCCATGACTTCCCCTGAACCCTCTATGATCTCAGGATTGATACAAGCAAATAGTTTAGACTCATTGCCCATGACGAATATGCGCTTGCTGATACCTACTTGGGGGCAAGCAAGACCTATACCATTGTTTTCCATCATGACCTTAGCCATGTGTCTGATAAGATCATTGGGATCTCCGTCGACTGTGAAGTCCCAGGGCTCTGATACCTGTCGTAATATAAGGTCATTTTCTTTAACTAGTTGTAGTTCCATTTTTCAATAAATTCATATGCACTACGACAAGATGCGCATAGGCAACTGCGTGTGACTTTTTAAATGTATAAGTACCTTCTTCACGATTCCATATCGTCTTTGCTACTTCGTTCCATGTTCTACCGATCAAGTGTCTCTTGCCCGGTCTGATCACAGCGAGAAACATAGCAAGTCTTGGAATACTATTTACTGGTTCAGGCATCTTACACAAACTATTATAATGATTACCCAAGTGTATCAATTCGCTTACAATGTTTGGATCATTTAACATGTTCCAGTCAGGCTCAGACATTAATTCTACTAGATGCTTCTCATCATTTATCTTGTTATAGACATGCACATTGAGCAGGTCTAACTTTAGATAACCGCGATCTTCTGCTATCTCGTAATCTAACGCACATAGATCATTGATTGGATCGTAAGGTATATCTGTGACATAAATGCCGGTGTTGTGCTTTTTTATTTCAGTTTTTCTAATACTAGCAGGTATATGGTCTATGAGTGATAGTAGTTTATCTCTATCACCCAAGTCAATATCAATATCGCTGTTGAATTTTATTGCCATGCTAGTAAAAATAATATCTCTTTCTGTTCATCTTTTATCTCAACATATACTTTAGGTGGATTACCTACTATGCGTAATATCCAAC